AAGTCGCTGATTCTATTGGTGTTGTGTTTTCGACAGAAATGCACTTCTAAGCCGAATGTCGCAGGTTCGAGTCCTGCCGGGCGCGCCAATTAAATCAATGACTTAGCAGAGATGCTAGGTCATTTTTTTTGGCCCCGTCGCAAAATCGCCGCGTTTTCTCTCCCAAAACCTGTCAGTCGCAAAATAGGCCGAATGTCATTTTGTTGTTGATATAGTAAAATAGAATTACTATATGTACTGTATCGGAAGAGACACAAACAGGAGAGAGAGACATGACCGACATAACCGAAATTGCAATCTGCGTTACCGGAGATACATGGGAAGTCGTCGCCACCCGCGACGGGTTCGCCGAGAGCGACGAGCCGATCTGGTGCGAGAACAAAGCCGAAGCACTCAAAGAGGCGCGAGTGCTTTTCAACGCCACACCAACTGCCAAGCGGCTCATCGCAGAGAGCAAACGCGATTTTTGTTTCCACACAATCCGCGAACGCTGATCTAACGCCGGGGCTTCGGCCCCGGCAACAGGAGAGAGACATGAACAACACACGCTACCTCGTAGTCATCGCCGACAACGACGACGTCGCTTCTGTTCGGTGGGCTTTTAGCGACCGCGATGCCGCAGCGCGCATGCTCGCCGCTGAGCGCAACGCAGCGCCCCAGCAGACCTACATGCTAGTCAAAGACGACGAGCGGGGGGCTGCGCGATGAAGATCCGCACCACGAACACTCATCATGTCGCCGACGCTCGTTCGCTCGGCGGCGGCGAGAAAAAGTTTCCGAAGACGCCAGCAGGCAAGCGCAAAGCGCAGGCACATTTGCGCAAGGTGCAAGCGGAGCATGACCAGCTCGGCGCATATACCAACGTAGCGAAAACGCCAGTCTTTGCTGATGCCGTTGAGATGTATCTCACGCACGAGTACCAGCGCGCCCTGCGTGGTGAGCTTGCCGAAACTCAGGTCAAGTACAAGCGCCAGGCGCTGCGTGTGATCGCTGGCCTCACTCACGTCAACAAGCAGGTAGCTGAGACGCGCCTCGCAGATATGTCAATCGGATGGGTCAAAAACAGCCTGATTCCGCAGCTCTGGGCGATCAACAAGCACGAGACTGCCAAGAAAAAATACGGCACGCTCAAGCACATGATGCGCTGGGCGGTCGAAAGTGAAATCCTCGTGACAAACCCGGCGCTGGTGCGGTTGCCGAAGAGACCCAAATTAGTTGCGCGCGCGGTCGATCGCATTAGCAAGGAAGCGGTAGCTACTATCATTGCGCACGCAGCGCCGCGCTATCGCTTGGCAATCACGTTTGCGGCCTACACCGGGTTGCGCGCCGGCGAGCAGCTCGCTCTTACTTGGAACGATATCGACTTCGATGCCGGACTGGTGCGCGTCAATAAGGCGGTCAAAGCGGATCGTTCAATTGGCGAGCCAAAAACGGAAGGTGGACACCGCACGGTTGAGATCGCGGACACGCTGCTGTCGGACCTACGCGCGTGGAAACTGGCGCAGCCGATTGAGCAGCGGTCTAAGAACCTCGTGTTTCCGACATCAGCCGGCGGCATCAATGACGTGAACAATTTGCGCGTCAGAGGTTTGACGCCAGCGTGCCAAGCGGCAGGCGTCGAGGTCATCCGGTGGCACGACCTGCGGCATTTCTTTGCCAGCGTGCTGCTGTTCGACGCCGAGCTGGGCGATGCCGTCGTGACGCAGCTCATGGGCCACAGCAACATTTCATTCACACTGTCGCAGTACGGGCATTGGTTGCCCGAGGCTAGACGCGCCGGAAATATCAGCGCTAAACTCACAACCGCATTCGGGGGATAGAGAGATGAGTAGAGAGAAGATTTTAAAGTTTGAAAAAGAACGCGAGCGTCAGACGGTCGAGCTAATAACCGAAGGTCCGTTTTTTGTATCGGACAGTCATAATGAAAATCGACGGGTCGCGCGTGCGACCAATAAGCAGTCCCTGATTCACAACTGGCTGCGCGCACACAATCATATCATGCAGTTTCGTCGTGATTTTGAGACCAACAAAAAAAGAACAGACAGCGATGAGCTACGATTTTGGTACGGGTCATCGAACCGCATCGTGGTTGCTCTGGATCTCGTCTTCGCTGTGCTTGAGGAGTTGCAGCCCTCAATCAATTCGATAGCGAAAAATACCGGACTAACGCGGCAGACTGTCTCCAAGATCATTCACGCCGCGCAAGAAGGCGGGTTCGTTGATAGCGAATTGGTGCCTAGTTTGTCGTCGCAAAAGCTAATGGCTGATCAAGTGTATGATCTGGTGAGTGGCAGTGAGTTTCTGCGTTTTGGGCAATCAATTATCTTGCATGACGTTTTCAAAACTACGCCGATTAAGTAGGGGAAGTGTTAAAGATTTACCTCAAGACTGACACGGCAAAAATGCAAAATTAAAATTTGTTGGTAAAATTTACCAACTACACAGCCTCTTTCGTTTGCGCAAAAATATGTGCCTAACGAGAGAGGTTTTTTTATGGAAATTAGAGTACACGACGAGGGAGAAGAGGGGTGGGACGTCGTCCTGCTTGACGATGGGGAATCACTAAGCTGGTCATTTGACCTTATAGCTGACTTTACTGGCGACAAGGCGGCTGCGTTTGCTGCTGACTTAGAGGCAGTGCTGCGCAAGCACGATCAGTACAGATAAGCGCGCCGCTTGGGAGCAACAACTAGGTCATAGGCATTATCGGTCACACGACGGTGAAACAGCCAGACCTCATCATTGTCTGCCATGTCCACATGCATTTGCAGAAATCGGCGGGTTGTCATGCGGAGCTTTTCCGCTGACTCCTGCGCCTGCGGTGTGAGAATCCATCGATCAAACAGGTTTCGAGATGGTTGCTGGTGCGCGATTGTGATGTAGCGCGTCATCGGTAGCGCCCTTTCATGCTGGCGTCTCTGATGTGCAGCGCCACGAGCTTGGTAGCCAGGTCAGGTTCCTGCCGGCGAAATAAATTCTTCAACCATTTAAGCATCACTGCACTCCCAACCGAGAGCTGCGTAGCCAGCGATATCGACGAAGCTGTCGCGTCCGGGCTTGTGGGCGATGCGCGACATCTTGAGCCACATCATCAATAGAGCAACCTGATGCGCTGAGATTTCGACGCCGAGCAAAGCGCTCCAGCCCTGCGCGATGCGGTTGAAATTGTCGGCGGCGTTGCCGTACTGGGCATCACGATCGCCGGTGATCAAAGCACGGGCCTCGATCAGAATCTCCTCACGCTCCATAAGATCCTCACCGCCTGTGCAAGCGCTGCAGGTCATGTAGCTGCCATCTTCATATTTCACGTAGTTGTTGCCGTCGCAGAGCTTGCAGATGGTCATTCTTCCACGCCGATCAGACGATCCAGCACGTCTTTCGCGATGTACCATTGCTTGCCGTCTTTGATGCGCGTCAGGTCATTGGCCTCGATGATGTGGTAGACGCGATTGCGTAAAGACGGGCTGTAGTCGCCGAATAGATATTCGCTGACCTGGCGGATGGTCAGTAGGCGCGCATCGCTCATCGCAGTAAGCCCTCGGCTGCGGCACAAGTATCATTAATGATGCAGGCAAAGTGCAGGGCGACAAAGATTGTCGCCATGAGGGCGGCGATCGCGGCCCCTTCCCATAAAAGTCTAAACGACATTGCTCTCTCCATTAGTAGGTGGAGAGAAAATATCGTTCCTAAAAGATATCTAAGTCAACAAAAAAATGTACGTCCTGTACATTACGCGGCAATCAGTCAGATGATCGAGCCGTCCGTAGATATGCCTGCAGGTCTGCCAGCAACTCTGGCGGCATGTAGAGCAGCTCGTCCTCTGTAATGCCAATCACGGCGTTGCCAGACTTTTGCTGGGCAATCTCCGTGCCGAGAACATTAGCGACAGACACGTCAAAAAACTGCGCGAGCTTCTCAGCTAGTTCGAGCTTTGGCTCAGCCTCGTGCCGTGTGTATCTGCGCAGCGTATGCGGCTGCACGCCAACCTCAACCGCGAGCTTTGCGATCGTGATGTTGTTCTCGGCGGCAAGGCGCCGGATCTGATTCTTTCTCTGCATGTGTGCAGACTGACACGTTTCTGCACGTTATGTCCAGATTTAGTACCTTGTTTATATAGTAGATAAAACTTACGACATAGACAGGAGATGAGATTGCTGCTGTCGGACTACATAGTCGAAGAGAATCTAACACATCAGGCGCTGGCTGATTTGCTCGGCGTCACCCGTCCGACCGTCAGCTACTGGCTGTCCGGCAAGACGCGCCCGGCACCTGCCTCTGCGCTGCTGATCAAGAAGATCACGCGCGGACGAGTCACACCAGATGATTTTCAGAATGCTTGGGAGCGCGCGCGATGAGTGCGCGCAACAAGCAGCGCGGTTACGAGCTAGAGCGCGAAGCGGTGTTGGCCGCTGAAGCTGCCGGGCTTGAGGCCAAGCGCGTGTTCGCTTCGGGCGCATTCAAAGAACAGCTTGGCGAGGACTTTGCCGGCGATGTCGTGATCGAGGGTCTGCGCTGCGAAATGAAACGCCGGAAGGGCGGATTTAAGTTGCTCTACGACGCATTTGATCAGGATGACGCCGACGTTGTCGTCGTGCGCGCCGACCGATCACCGCGCCTCTACATGCTGCGCGAAGAAACATTCCACAATTTGTTGAAGAGAGCGAAGGAGAGAGAAGATGCCTCTAAGTAACGTGATCACAGGTGCCGCGATGGCACCGCCAAGACTGCTAATTTATGGACCGCCGGGCGTGGGTAAGACGACGCTCGCGGCAGGCGCAGGCAAGGGCTGCATCTTTGTGCCGACCGAAGAGGGCGCGGATGTCGTCGGCGTCGATCGGTTCCCGCTGGCGCAGTCTGTCGCTGACGTAATGAAAGCGCTTGATGAGCTGCTGACGGAAAAGCACGACTACACCACGGTCACGATCGACAGTCTCGACTGGTTTGAGGCGCTGACCTGGCAACAGGTTTGCGATGACCACAAAATCCCAAGCGTAGAGGCATTGGGTTACGGCAAGGGATATGTCGAAAGTCTGACCCACCACCGCGCGATGCTCGGCAAACTCTCGCAGCTCAAGCGCGAGCGCGGCATGGCGTGCGTGTTGTTAGCGCACAGTCAGGTCAAGCGGTTTGAGGATCCGACGACCGAAGCGTTTGATCGCTTCGAGATCAAGCTGCATCGGCGTGCGAGCGACCTCTACACCGAGTTTGCTGATGTAGTCGGGTTTGCGCAGGCGCGCACGACGACCAAGGAAACCACCAGCAGCTTCGGCACAAAAAAGATCAAGGCCGTTGGCAGTGGCGAGCGCGTTTTGCGCGTGGCCTCGCGCCCCAATTTTGTAGCGAAAACTAGATACCAGATGCCCGACGAGCTGCCGCTCGAATGGAGCGCACTGATTTCTGCAATCACAGCACAACAGGAGAAGACAGATGGTTGAACTTAACTTTGACGTAGACGCGAGCGCGGTTGGCGACAGCTCGTTCGGCCCGATACCGGCAGGCAATTACGACGGCGAGATCGTGGCTGCGGACGTGCGCGTTTCTGGCGCTGGTCACAACTATCTCTCAGTCCAGGTGAAGATTGAGGGCAGGGGGTCTGTCTGGGACAACTTGAATCTGTGGCATCCGAGCGCCGGTGCCGTTGAGATCGCACAGCGCAAGCTCAACGAAATCGGTGTGGCGCTTGGTTTGGGCAACATCGGCGACACCGATCAGCTCGTCGCCAAGCGCGTGAAGGTGTCGGTCGGCTTTCAGAAGTCGGACCCAACTCGAAACGAAATCAAAACCTATTCGTCGCCCGCGTCGGCGGCGTCACCAGCGCAAGCAGTCCCTCCCTCTGCTGCTGCGCCAGCCCCACCACCGGCAGGCGGTGCTGCGCCTGCGTGGCGGGGCTAGTGCCTGGGGGCGCTGCGCTCATGTAGCGCCCCCATTTTTTTTGGGAGAATTGCGTTGGCAAAAATCGAGATTACAGACATCGACCCGGTGCTGGTTGCAGCAGATGAGGCGCTGGAGAAGCGCGAAGCTGCGCGCCCCCGGCGATTGCATCTGGGCATGTCGTCGGCTGGCCGGTGTGCGCGCGAGCAGTATTACAACTGGCTGTGGACTGGTGGCGAGCCGATTGCCGCGCGCGGCCTCAAAGCGATCGACGATGGTAACCGTGGCGAGGACGTGGTCGCCGCGCGGATACAGGCGGTTGATGAGATCCAGTTGATGACCACGGACCCAGAGACCGGGCGGCAGTGGGAAGTGACTGATGCCGGTGGGCATGTCCGCGGTCACATGGATGGGATTATCTATCATCACCCGACTGCGTCGGCGACGACGCACGTCTGGGAATGCAAGATTACGGCGGAAAAGAAGCTCAACGAGTTCCGCAAGATCAAGGCGCGCGACGGGTCGAAGGCCACGCTGCGCCAATGGAACTTCGTGTACTGGGTGCAGGCCCAGCTCTACATGCTCTACGGCGGATACACCCGGCACTGGTGCGTCGTTGCGTCAGCCGGTTGCCGTGACTGGGATGCGTGTCGCACTGAG